AGATGGATGACCAAAAAAGCTTATTTTTCTTAAGCAATTTGTTGATAATTACTCGGTTTCAAATTTAAAATTTGTATTAACAATTTTAAATTTCTCAAGATCTTTTATTTTAAATAAAAGTGAATGAGATAAAATTGAACCGAATTTCTCTAGTATTACTGATCCCCCTAAAGGGAAACATATAATACCGGGAGGTTTTATCAATAAATTTGTTAAGAAACATTCCCTGAAACGAAATCCACCTGTTTTCTCAAAAGCATTATTATACTTATCAATGAAAGCTGGACCAGATGGTCCTGCCACATTGACATCTTATCATAACTTATTACAATATAGTTATGAAGAGATGCAGAGTATATTTAATATTACTGATGAAAATGGAGCTGATTTCTTTTCTAAATCCTACAAATACGCATGGGATAATAACTTGTATGCCCAAAAGTCTAAGACTAATGGAGTACTTAGTTATGTAAAAGATCCTGAAGCAAAATTGAGAATTATAGCCATTTCTGACTATTATACTCAACTATTTTTAAAACCTATTCATAACATAATTTTGTTTATGTTAAGAGGCAGTTTTAATATTTGTGACAGAACTTTTACTCAAGATCCAATGCATAGATGGGAAGAGAATGACCACTCGTTTTGATCTTTAGATTTATCTAGTGCAACTGATCGATTTCCTATTGATTTACAACGCCGACTATTAGTGAGAATTTTTAATGAAAAATTCGCTCATAGTTGGTGTTATTTATTATCTAATAGGAAATTTACTACACCAAAGGGTGACATTGTTAAATATTTAACTGGTCAACCTATGGGTACTTACTCTTCCTGGGCTGTTTTTACTTTAACACACCATCTTGTTGTACACTATTGTGCACATCTTGAAGGTTATGAAGATTTTGACCAATATATTATATTAGGTGATGATATCGTTATTAAAAACGATAACGTTGCCAATAGATATATTAAGGTTATAACTTCATTAGGTGTTGAAGTATCTTTAAACAAAACACATGTATCAAAAGATACATATGAATTTGCAAAAAGATGAATAAAACCATTAACAAAACAGGAGATTACAGGTGTTCCTTTAAAAGGAATAATCAATAATTTTAAAAACCCACAAGTGGTTTTTATCATTTTATATGATTATTTCAAAATTAAAGGAAACTTGTATTTAAGTAAGTACAATTTAGTTGAGTTGTTATTTAGACTTTATTATAAGTTTAGTGTTATTAATAATAACAAAGGGGTTAGAAAAGAAAAGAAATTTTCTGAATCTAAAACCTATATTACTATCAATAGGAGTAAACTTATAATGTTCAAAGCTTTGGGCCTGTCATTGGATATCGACTTTGGTTACTATAGTTATGATAAGTTACGAAACTTATTCACTCTATTAGTAAAGAATGACGATTATCCTATACCAGGTGAGGGAGTAGCTCTTTTAGAATATAAAAGAATTCTCTCACAAGGAATGGCAGGTATAATTGGTAAAATCAATAATAATATTATTAATAATCCTGATTTACTTCTAAGTAAGTTCGAGATTACTGATAAAAATTTATTATCTGATAATCCAATTTTCCTTTCTATCTATAATACCATTAAACAATCTTGATTAATTGTTCAAACATGGGATCTTAGTGATGACGTTATTTTACATAACGCATCAAAAGAAATCCAAGACCTGGATATTGAAAATATATTCAATAAGGATCGAAACAAAATTCAATCTTTAATGACTATGGGATCAATTATCCGAGGTGGTTTTAGAATCTTAAATAATACTCATGAAATATACTACGGTAGTTCAACTACTGAAAGTACATTTACAGCACCCAATGATTTAATTAAGTCATTACAACTTAATTTTAACAATGATGTGCTTGAAAGTATTAT